ACTCGCGGCCTCTACCTCCATATCACGCTTCTTGAGTCTAGATGTTCAAGGCCCTTTTTGTTTGGGTAAAGCGAGAGAACCTTTCTTCTAAGCCACTCAGGATCGAATCCCACAGAATCACAGATCCAAATAAAAGAGCCTACTCTTGTGTCGTCTTTACAGCATAAAATCCAGTAAGCTTCTGCTAACCACTCGTCTGAATATTCTAAAGACCTTGTTCCTGGCCCTTTTAAGAACGTAGAAATTCCATCCATTAGGCATCGAAGCCACATGTTTACTTCTGCTGATTTTTCTATCTTTTCTCTTTCTGAGATTTGTAAGTCTGGAGTAGAGAAGGGTCTGCTTTCATCAAAAAGCGCATAAGAGGGACTTTCACAACTTTTAGAGGAATCACTTTTCATTTTTTTTACTAGCCAAACCCTTCTACCTCTTTTGATGCATCTAAGGAGTAGTAGTAGCCATAGAAAGTTTTAAAATAGAAGATAGGAAGAGAGATATGTCGAATATAAAAGCTTTGTTTCAAAGCGTTCACGAGACGGAGGTATAAAACCGATGTCGAAGTGGAATTGGCCTGATGAACTGGAACCTCCGCATAAGTATAATCTGCTTGTGGCCTTTAATAATGGTTCTATTAGAGTTGTTCGTCGTCTCACTGATCAAAGAGATAGCAAGTATCGTGAGGTTGATACGAAAAATCGTCTTCTCTCGGAGGAGTATTCTTATAGCGACATCTATTGCTGGACGACATGCAAGTATGTGCCTCACGGCAAAAATCCTGTTACGGCTTTTAGTCAAAAGAGACTCCTTCGTAAGAAGATTAATCAAGAAAAGTTCTATGAGGAAAAGAGGAAGAAGGCGCTAGGGGAATCTTGAAGCAAAGTCCGATTGATTTACATTTTCAGCCTAAGCAAAAGTTAGCCTTTGATAGTCCTGCCACCGAGATTCTTTTTGGAGGCGCTGCCTTTGGTGGTAAGAGCTGGTTTTTAAGAGCGATATCAATACTTTATGCTACCTTCGTACCAGGTATTCAGATATATCTGTTTCGTCGTCACTTACCTGACCTGATTAAAAATCACATGGAAGGCCCCGCAGGTTATCGCTCCCTTCTTGCAGACTGGGTAAAAAATAAGCTTGTTACAATCGTTGAAGATGAGGTTAGGTTTTGGAACGGATCTAAAATTTATCTTTGTCACTGTCAAGATGAAGCAGACAGATTTAAGTATCAAGGAAGTGAGATACACCTTCTCTTAGTAGATGAGCTGACCACATTTACAGAGGTTATTTACACATTTCTTCGATCTCGTGTTCGTTGTGTGGGTTTAAAAATCCCGCCTGAATTTAAGGGAAAAGTTCCTCGTATTATTTGTGGAAGTAATCCTGGAGGTGCGGGGCATTTATTTTGTAGAAGAACTTTTATTGATCCTGCTGAGCCTCTTTCTATTTGGAAAGCTCCTGCTGATGAAGGAGGAATGCTTCGACAGTTTATCCCTGCTAAACTAGATGATAACCCAATTGGACTTTCTGAAGACCCTGGCTATGAGGGGCGTCTTTCTGGTCTTGGTACTCCTGAGCTTGTAAGAGCTTATAGGGATGGAGATTGGAATATTGTTCAAGGGGCATTCTTTCCTGAGTTTACGGGATTAAATATTTTATCTCCCTTTGAGATACCTGCTTCTTGGCCCCGTGTAAGAGGGATGGATTGGGGAAGTAGAGATCCTTGTGCAGTTGGCTGGATGACTGTTACAGATGAAGACTTCGTGCTTGACGAGAAGGCTCCAAGGGAATTACTAAAAGGTTACTTTAATGATCTCTACCATACAGACCGTAGAATTATACCAAAACATAGTAGAATTATTTATCGAGACTGGTACATAGCAGACGCTAAGGATAGGGGGCTAAAGCTTGGAAACTATGAGTTAGCTAAGGGTATTTGTGAAAGAGAGCCCTCTTCAGAGAAGGTTTTATATGGAGTAGCAGGAAGAGATACTTTTAGAAACTTAGGTGGTCCCTCTATTGCTCAGCAGCTAAATCACATAGCAAATACTAAGTTCTCTCGCTCTAATTTATTTTCTCGTCAAGCAGATAATAAGCGTATCCCTGGATGGAGTGAACTTAGAAGTAGAATGATTGGAGTTGAGGGGTATTCTCAGTTTTATGTTTTCTCCTCTTGTAGAGACACGATTCGTTTAATTCCACAGCTTCAAGCAGATGAGAGAAAACCAGATGATTGCTCTCAGAGCCATGACCATATTGGGGAACTTCTCAGATATTTACTCATGAGCTTTCTACATCCTGAGTCAAGAAACCAAGAGGACTCTCAAGACATCTTAAGACAAGACTGGTCACTTGACTATCTTTGGAAAACACAAGAGGGAAGAGAGGCTCCTTGATCTAGGTGAAAATTTCGTTACTCTAAAAATAGGGAGACGGGGAGTAAAAAAGAGTTGGCGCATGAAGATAAATTCCCTTGTAGGTATCATGAGGGGCTTGAAATTAAATTACAAGACGTAAGAGAGAGAATGTTAAGAGTGGAAAAGTTCCTACTTGCCCTTCTTTGTATAGTTGCCTCAAGTTCCGTTGCTACATTTTTTAAGATTGATTCCCTAAAAACCCTTCCTCAACAAATAGTCGAATATGAAAGAACAAGTCAAAAGTAAGTTAGAAAAGTTTAGAAAATTATTAGTAGCCTTTAGAAAAGATTCTGAAACCTGGGTTAACCAAAGAGACAAGGTTGAAAAGGTTTACATGGGGAAACCCGTCAGGGGCGTTAAGGGAAACACCTATAATACTCTTTGGAGCAACACTCAGGTATTAGTTGCAACATGCTTTTCAAGAATTCCAAAAGTAGTCTGTGAAAGAAGGTTTAAGGATAAAGACCCCCTTGGACTTCTAGCTGCAAAGTTACAAGAAAGGGCAGTTTCCTTTAGCCTAAGTGCTGAAGAAGATGAGTTTTATTATGCAGTTAATGACTGTGTTCGAGATAGATTTTTGGGAGGTCTTGGGGTTGCCTGGGTTCGGTATGAACCATATTTTGAAGAAGTCATAGACGAGGCAACTCAAGCTCCCGCACTTGATGAAAGTGGTGATGTGGTTCAGAGAGTTTCTTTTGAAGAGGCCGTTACTGATCACATTCTTCCTCAAGACTTTGGATTTAATTCTAACGCAAGAGAAGTAAGAGAGATTCGTCAAATCTGGAAGAAGGTTCGGATGAGTCGGCCCAAACTAAAAGAGCAGTTTGGAGAAGAAGTTTCTCAAAGAATTCCTCTTGATGATTATGACGAAAACAAGTGGCTAGATAGAACAAGAAGTGAAGCACAAGACATAGAGCCAAGAGCTTGTATCATTGAACTTTGGGACAAGGAGACTAAGAAAGTCTATTGGTTTACAGAAGGTGCAATGGATGAGTTCTTAAGAGTTTCTGACGATCCTCTAGGACTTAAACACTTCTTTCCTGTTCCTCGCCCCCTTCTTGCAACTGTTTGTGGTCACACACTTTTCCCAACTCCTGATTACATAATTTATGAAGAACTTGCAACTCAGCTAAATAATCTTCACTCTCGTCTAGGCTCTCTAACAGAGATGGTTAGGCTAACAGGAATTCATAGTTCTGAGATAAATGAAAATCTTGATAAGCTTAGAAGTGCTATTGATGGAACAACTATTCCCGTAGCCGGCTGGTCAAATGTTCAAGGAAGTGGTGGTCTTGCAGGAATGATGGAGTGGCTTCCTGTTACGGAAGTTTCAAATGCAATTCAACAACTTGAAAGTAGGGCAGAAGCCCTTACGCAGAGAGTTTATGAAGTAACAGGTCTTTCAGATATTGTTAGAGGCACTTCTAATCCTTACGAGACTAAGGGTGCTCAAGAAATTAAGAATCAATGGGCCTCTATTCGAGTAACTGATAAGCAGCATGATGTTCAAAGATTTATTAAAGACTTACTTGAACTAAAAGCTCAAATCCTCTGTCGCCATTTTACTGATGAATCCTGGGCACTTATGACTGGGTTTTCTTCCCTTAACCCCGATGAACAAGCCCTTTTCCCTCAAGCTCTTGAGCTTTTAAGAAATGATGACATGAGAACCTTTAGAGTAAATCTTGAGACTGATTCCACAATTGAGGTTAATGAGAATAAAGAAAAAGAAGCCGCTATGGAGTTTGTCTCTTCTCTTGCTAATCTTTTTGCACAAGGCGGTCAGATTATGGCACTTGACCCTGCTTTAAAGATTACGGGGCTTCAATCTGTTTTGATGGCAGCTAGAAGGTTTAGAGAATCTAGAGAGGTAGAAAGCTATTTAACTACAGCAGTAGATAAGATGATAGCTCAGCAACAAGAGGCAGAACAAAATCCTCCTCCTCCACAGCCTACTCCTGAAGAGTTAGAGCTTCAAGCAAAACAACAAATTGAGCAAACTAAGTTAGAGTTTGAGCAGTTTAAGACTCAGGCTGAACAGTCCCTAGATCAATATAAAGTTCAAACCGACATGCAACTTAAGCAGTGGAAAGCAGAACAAGACATTGCACTAAAGGAAATGAAGTTACAAAGCACCCTAGAGCTTCAGCAAGAAAAGATGACTATGCAGTCAAGGCTTCAAGAAGAAAAGCTTCAGATGCAGTATGTGATG